GAATGCTGCCGGAAACGCCTCGAAGAGTTTCAGCAATCACAAGCGGAAGTGATGTTTCGCATTATTGAAGAAAAACGTAAGGAACTTGACGAGTTGTCAAGGCTGGCTGTTGAAAAGAAAACCAGCGAACAACGAGCAAAGCCAATTTCGGAAAGGATCGTTTACTCGGCACATGCCCGATGCCCATGTGGTGCAGGGCTTGCGTATGATCCTGTCGCTGAAGATGAGACAAATGTTTTCAAAGGCCCGGGTTCTGGGTATTGGGATTGCTCTGCAATCATTCTTGGTACGCAAGATAATTCGGTTAAACACACAGCGAAACTACCATTTGCATTTTACGATGTGAAATCCGAAGGCCAACCGTCCGCCTGTGGGGCGACGACGAGGCCAAAAACGATTGAATACAATCACGACCTCGGCAACCCGGTGGGCTAAATCATGGACAAGCAGGCCATCATCCCGATAATCGTGCTCGTTGCCGGATTCATTTGTCTGGTGATGACCGACTGGTGGATCGGGGGATTGGAATATGATCGGGCGAGCGGAGTACCACAAGATCGTTCCGAGGGAGCCGAGTAGGAATCTTCTTTTCAGGAAGCGGATTCTTGAGGCATGCCGGAGCGATGGCAGGATGCGGGTCGCGGCCATCGAAGCATGCCGACGCGACTTTCTTTTCTTCATCAACACTTTTGTGTTTCAATTTAATCCGTTGGTCAAAGGGGCAAGATCTGTCGGCCCGTTCTGCACATGGCCGTTCCAGGAAAAGGCGTTCATGGGCGACAAAGGTGTGTTCTGGTGTTACGAACACAGCCGTACGGCATTGGTTGAGAAAAGCCGGGACATGGGTGCGAGTTGGATGTTCCAGATCTTCGAAGTCTGGCTGGCCCTGTTTCACGACAACTTTCAACTGCTGAACATTTCCCGATCGGCCGAGGCGGTTGATTCCGCTTCGAAGAACTCCCTGTTTGCGAAAGTGAGGTTCATCCTTGAGCACATCCCCGATTGGCTACGTGGAGAAACTAATGATGTCAAATTCAACTTTGAATTCGAGAGGACTGGATCTGAGATCACCGGAGTTGCTTCGACGGGTGTTAGTGGTACGGGTGGCCGAGCTTCTATTGTTTTCGTCGATGAGTTTTCCGTCATCAAAGAGGATTCGCACGTCCGGCAGAATACCGCTTCCATCGCTGATTGCCGGTTCTTCAATGGAACGCATTTTGGAGTCGGAGGCGAGTTTTACAACATGACGATCAGTCCGGAGATCATCAAGATCCGGATGCACTGGATACAACACCCAAAGAAGAACACACACCTCTATTCGTGGGACAAGGATTTTGGCCGACCGCGGTACTGGATTTACGATCCGGTTGCCGATGATGTGATCGAAACGAAACAGCCAGTCAACCCGTTCCCAGCCGATTACCCGTTCGATCAAACGTGCAATCCCACCGGTGGACCATATCCGGGTATCCGATCGGTCTGGTACGACAAGAAGGCCGCTGAAATCGGGACGATCCGGCAAGTGGCGATGGAACTGGATATCAACCCGACCGGTTCCAGTTCGCAGTTCTACGAGCCCATGACCATCAAAACGCTGATGGGGAAATCCTCCCCGCCGCTTTGGACCGGCCAACTGGATTTCGACGAACAGCGGGTCATTCCGAACGAACTTCGCCATGGAGAAGGACCGCAGTATCCGCTGAGTTTCTGGTTTAACCCCGGACTCGACATTCAAGGGAAGTTGTGCCACGTCACACCGAGCGTTTACGTGATCGGCGGCGACGTCTCGAACGGCCAGGGGGCAAGCCCAAGTTGTCTGACCATCTTTGACACGGTTCGCGGCCTCAAAGTCGGGAAGTTCCTCGACACGCGAACTGACCCGAAGCAGTTCGCCCGGTACGCGGTCAGCCTTTGCCGGCTGTTCAAGGATGCCGTTGGAAACCCGGCCTATCTGATTTGGGAGGCGAACGGCCCTGGCATCACGTTCGGGCAGGAAGTGATCAAGGAAATCGGGTACACCCGGATCTTCTGGAAACGCCGGGAATTCGAAGACGAGCAGAGGGAATCCCAAACCCCCGGATGGTATTCAACGCCGACTCATCGGCTGGACCTGCACAACCAGTATCAATTTGCCCTCAAGAGCGGTCAGTTCACGAACCCCGATCGGTCGGCGCTTGAGGAATGTTTGGCCTACGTCCATGCGGGTGGATCGGTTGAGCATCCTCGGGCGAAGAGGGCGAGCGATGCCGCGGCCGAGGGTGTGAATCACGGCGACCAAGTTGTTGCCGATGCGGTGACGTGGTATCTGGCCCGGCAGTACACGAAACTGGCCGAAGAAGAAAAGAAGGTTGAACAAAACCTTCCGATCCCCAATTCCATCGCCGGTCGGATCGCGTACACGAAAATGCTTGCCCGCCGGAAAGAGCAATGGACCTGATCTGAAATTGAGGTACTATTGCGGTGCATTTCTTGGCCTTCTGGCCTTCCGCTGAGGCCACGGATTGTTGAGGTGGCAATCCGTGGCTGTTTTTCCAATCCGATCAGTCCGTATTCTGATTCCATCAAACGGAGATCCGGCAATGGCCAAGCAACGCAGGCTCGAAGTCGATTTAAGCAGGTTGTGTTCGGCCATGCGGTCGTCTCGCCGGGTACTAGAACCGTTCCGTGTTTCCCGACTTGAAGCCGTACGAAAGTATGCCGGCGATCAATGGTCAACAGAAACCGCTCTTGTCCCTCGGCCGGTCAACTTCCTTTCGCTTTACAAGTCGGTGATGTCGCATTCGCTCTTGTCGAACTCGCCGAAGGTATCGCTTTCGACGATGAACCGGGATTACAAGGCCGTCGTCTCGGCGATGCAGTCATGGGCAAACCCGGAAATCGAACGGATGAACTTGGTCGAACCGCTCAAGCGGTGGGTGATCGACGCGATCGATTGCGTCGGGATCATGAAAGTCGGCATCGCAAAGCCTTCCGAATCGGAAAAGAGCGGATGGAGATTGACCGTCGGCCAGCCGTACGCGGAAGTGGTTGACCTCGACGATTGGGTAATGGACCCGCACGCTCGCCGGCTGGATCAACTCGCATGGTGCGGCCATCGTTCGCGATTGCCGATCATGGCTCTCCGCGATTCGAAACTGTATGAAGCGGCCAAGCGGAAGAAGATTCAGCCGACGATGGACCGGCAATTCAATCAGCCCGGCGATGAGCGGATTGGAATGTTGCAGCGGCAGTTCATTTCCGGCGAATTTGAGGAAGCGTACGAATACGTCGATGTGTGGGAAGTTTACCTGCCGATGGAAAAGGTCGTGCTGGTCATGCTGTCCGAAGAAGGCGACACGCCGGAAGTCACGCAGCAAAGCGATCTACTCGAAATTCGCCCGTACGTCGGTCCCGATGGCGGGCCTTACCATTTCCTTTCGCTCATGCCGCCGGTCAGCGGGAACGCCATGCCGAAAGGACCGATCCAAGATTTGATCGGCATGGACGAAAACATGAACGGCATTTTCAAGAAGTTGATGAATCAGGCGCGGCGCCAGAAGTCGATCCTCGGCGTGAAAGGCGATGCTGATGGCGATGCTCAACGGATCGTCGAATCGAACGATGGTGAGGCAATTCGTCTTGACCATCCGGAAAAGGTAACACCGATTGATTTCAACGGCCCGAACGCCGGCAATCAACAGTTCGGGATGGCTCTTTGGGACATGCTGAACAAGATCGGCGGGAATATCGAAATGCTCGGCGGACTTGGGGCTCAAAGCCGGACAGCCACGCAGGACAAGTTGCTCAACGCGAACTCGTCCGCTTCGGTTCAGGCGATGCAACAAAACGTCGTCGAAGGGACGGCCAAGGTGATGAAGTCGCTGTGCTGGTACTGGCACCACCACCCGCAATACGAAATGACCGCTTACCATCCGATCCAAGGATTGCCAAAACCGATCGTCAGCAAAGTCAGTCCGAAGAAGCGGAAACAGGTTCCGTTCGAAGCCCTCGAACTTAAGGTCGATCCGTACTCGCTGCAATACCAAACGCCGGAACAGAAAGTGGCCCTGCTCAATCAGATCGTCAGCACGATCATTACCCCGATGATGGGGATGATGCAGCAACAGGGCATTACGTTCGACATGAACAAGTACCTCGAAATCATCGCGACCGGTGCAAACAGCCCGGAACTTACGGAAATCATTCAGTCGATCCAAGTTCCCGATGGACCGCAGGGAACCGGTTCCGATGAAGGTCCGACAAAAGCCCCAACGTCTTCGAGGACGTACAATCGAGTCAACGCATCAACCGCTTCGGATCAAGGCCAAAGCAAAGCGATGCAGCAAGCCCTGCTCGGCCAGAATGCCGGCGGGAATCCATCCACCACAAAGGTCGGCCGATGAAAAAGACGATCAAGAAAATCAAAGGCGTCCGCAAATACTTCCTCGGCAACAAGGAAGTGACCGAAAAGGAATTTGACAAGGCGATTGAAGCCGACCGTCCGAGGGTTGGCCGTGGCGGAGGCGATGTGGCCCGGCCGCGGAGCATGAAACGCGGATACCCGATCAAATCGGTCGCCCTTGCGGTCACCAAAGGGCAGGTCAAGCAGGCCCAAGAGGATTCGGTCAAACGCGGAGTGCCGACTGAGTTCACCAAAGGTGGCCGTCCGATTCTTCGCGATGCGGCCCACCGGAAAGCCTATCTCCGTGCATACGGCTATCATGACAACAACTCATTCACCGGGTACTGATCATGTCCGTCAACCTGAACGTCGCAAATTACTTTTCCGTCGTCTCGAACGGTCAGCAATCCATCGGGAAGCAGGGCAACGCGACCGACGATCCAAAGACGGAATACGCTGTGTCCGTCACCGGGAACGTCACCAAGAAATCCGGGCAACTCGCGACGGCAACGGCCAGTCTGATTTACGGATCGCAGGACTTGCTCACGCCGTTCACTTACCTGCACTATTGGGCCGATCAGGATTCGTACCTGCAACTCATCGGCAGCGGAACGAACGTCACGATCAAGGTCAAGGCACTGGTCCCGTTCGTGATGTCCGTCGATGGGATTCTTGCCGCCGCGAACACGACTCCGATCACCGGTGGGGCAACGCCGTCGCTGCAAACCATCGCCTCGATTTACCTTGCGAATTACTCAGGAACGACGATGAACTATACAATCTCACTCGTCAACTGAGGCCCGAGCCATCGCCGAGCCTGTTTGACACCGGGGACGTTCCCCGGTGTTTTCTTTTCCCGAGGGAACCATGCCAGACACGACGAAAGAAACCGATGCCGGGACGAAGTTGATTGAGCAGTTCGAATTCCCGGAGGACGACGCCAGTTTGCCGAAAGAAGCAAAGCCGAACGAAACGGCCACCAAAGCCCCCGCGGAATACCAGCCGAAACTTCCCGAGCATCCTAAGTGGCTGATCAACGCTGCGAAGCGTGCGAAGATCTCCGCCGAAGAAATGGCCACGATGTCCACTGACGACCTGAAAGAAGCGATCTCGCTGGCCCCGGCGGTCGAAACGCACAACAACGTCGCAACCGACGTGAACAAAGTTCTGGCCCGCGATCCGGCGACTGGACAGTTTGTCAGCCCGACCCAACAACCAGCCGATCAACAGCAGATTCCGCAGCAACAAGTTCAGCGGCCACAACCGAAAGACATTACGCTCGAATCGCTCGGCATTGACGCCGGGAAGTGGGACGAGACAACCCCCGCATCGGAAATCGCCTTGCAGATCGTGAAAGCTGTCATCAATCACGTCCAACCCGAGGCAATCCGGTCAAAATTGGACGCGATGGAAGGAGAATTCCGAAATCGTGCGATGAACGAGACGTTCGATAAACTCGATCAACTGTTCGTCACGAAAAAGGGCATTTTCGGCGACCAATCCCGGTTCGAAATGGACCAAACGTCACCCGAATTTCTTCGCCGACAAGCGGTTATTGATGCAATGGGCAAGATGCGAGCGGCCAGCCCTTCCCTTCCAATGCGTGCTTGTTTTGATAAAGTCACTTCGGCTATGTTCGGTAACTTAATTCCTCGGTCCGAACCAAAGCCTGATCCGGAAATCGCCGAATACGCCGCGGGCGTAACCAATCAACCGGCAATCCGGGCCACGAAGCCCGCTCCGAAAGGAACGAAGGCTGCCGAAGAAACGGTCAGGAAATTCCTGGCCGATCGCGAATACCGCTCCGACGAGCCTTCCGAGTACGACGAGTTACCGGATTGATCTTGTCGGGGCACTTACCCCACACAAGCAATCCGAGGATATAAATCATGGCTTTTCAAGCAGCCAATGACGCCGATCTCGTAACCACCACATTGCGGGATCTCGGCCGGGCCAAGTGGACCGACAACTCAACTTCCTATCGCCGGACCATCGCCCTCAAGCAGATCATCAACAAGAAGAAAACCACCTTCGACAGCGGCTACGAAGTGCAGTTCAACCGGATGGTTGGCCTGTCCAACGCCGCACGTT